ACTTCAATCTTCTTATCTTGAAGCATATCAGCTACAATCTGTTCACGTACTTTGCCATACTCAAGGTCAATGTCAAACTTCTTACGATTTTCTACGCTTGGTTCAAGATTATTCATTGTCCTTATTCTCTTCTTCGACTGGTGGTTGCACCGAATCGACAAGAACACGAGAGAACATGTCATATGCCGCACGAAGTTGGTCAAGTTCAAACTGCGCATTAACAATCTTATTATTCAATGCACGTATCTGATTGACTGCGTATTTCTGTTGGTCATTCATCTCACCAACATCATACTCTTGTTCATTGATTGTAATCATATCTTTAGTTTCGTTGCTCATTTTCTTTCTCCTTTACAGTTTGTCTGTGTCTTCATTAAACGAAGCGTTGTCAAACAACTCTTCTAGCAATTCACTATACTTGCTGTCAACTTCTCCGTCAATATTATAATATATATCACCCCAAGTATTTAATGTAAGTGATAGGCTCTTGGGTAATGCTTCACTATCAATACGAACAAATGCTTCTGCTGCTTTGGTTGCATCCTTTGTGTTCGTGTCAAATCTAATCTTCATCTTTGCTTTCTCCTTCCGTTGCTTTATACTCTGGGTGATGCTCACTGACTGCCTTTTCAAGCAGTGAGATAAGCCCTTCGTTAATGAGTGCTTTCTTTGCTTCTTCGTCACACTCAAATATTACAGTTGCTGAACCATCTGGGTGGTCAACTACATCTTTTATATCAATCATGCCTACCATTGTCAACTCCTAAACCTGTGTCTAAAGAACACAATTAAGTTGATGACAGTGTTGGTTGTAATCATTACAAGTATCCACCACTGCCACCATAACAAGTCTAATCCACTACACTCTATCACTACGCAGCCGTTAAGTCAACAACTTCACAGACACCTGCTGTGCAAGCAAGTTCACGTCCACCTGATGTTGTGTCTTCCTTTTCAAACTCACGTAGTAATGACCAGTTTACACTCTTTGGCATCTTTGTCAAGAACTCTTTATATTGTTCTTCATCAATGTCCTGATAAGGTGCTTGCTGATATGTATGCTCACTGAAGGGCAGGAAACTAATGCCCGATACTTCATCAAAGTGTTTATAAACCCATGAGCCTACGTCCATCCACTCATGTTCCTTCACAGATATAGTGACACTAGGTTTGTGTTCACACCAGTAACGCTGATACATAAGCCACAACTCAAGTTGCTCAATGGCAGTCATGTCTGTCCGTGTTACTGCACGATTAGGTGACTTCATTGGGAAGCTGAACACTGTTGTGCTGTCAGGCTTCATGACATCAGGCTCTGCAGGAATACCCTGTGACATAAGGAACTGTGTCAGTGGGTCTTTGTTATCTCCACGAACAGTGCGAATGTAGTAAGGATTGTGACGAGCATGAATGCCGCTTGCTGCATCTGTAAGCTGTGATACAGTGCCGCTTGGCTTAACACAAGTAACAGCAGCAGACTGTGGAATACCAATCTTATTGGAATACTCTTTGTTTGTTTCCACTGCAGTGTCTCGTAATGTCTCAAGCACCTGTCCAATGTTCGTGCCTAGTTTAGCACTACGGCCTGATGTAATCTCATTATCCATGATACCTGTAAGTGACACACCAAGCAAGCGTTCTTCCTCTGTGTTGTTCTTCCATACCTTACGCAGATATTTGAAGTCAGTCAGCGTGGCTTGCAATGTACCCAGAATGGTTGCTAATTTAACTTTCTCTGTTAAATCTGCAATAGTATCTGTGGCACGAACAACTACCTCTGACAAGTTACAGAACTGATAAGGGCGTAGAATGATTTCACTGCATGGATTGCATCCAAAGTCATGGTCAGTATCTCGTCTACCATTCTTTGCAGCTTGTTGCTTGGCACTGGCACGATTGAAGATACCACGTTCACCTGACTTACTGTCATACAGAGATAGCCACTCACGCATAAATGTTCCCATCTGTGGCTTCTCTTTGTAGGCAACGCTGTTGTTTGCAAGCGCACGTTGCCCCTCATTCTCCCACCACTGTCCTGCCTTTGCATGACGCATTTGGTCATCATTCAAGTTAGACAGGCTGATAAGTGCGCTTCGTCTGACACCACCAACGACAACAACCTCACCAATCTTACACATGATGTCATGGCATTCAATTGGATACAGTCTACGTCCTTTAGCACCTTTAAACTTCTCAATACAGAAGTTAAACAACTCAACAAGTGGCTGTGGTCCTGATGCCCTACCACCAAATGTCTTGAGCCTTGCACCTGCAGGACGTACCTCTGACACATCCCACTTTGGAATCTGTCCAGTGTACAGCATAGCAATCAGTTCCTTTAGTGACTTTGCCCATCCGGGACGACTGTCACCTACCTTGATTACTGTATCTGTCTCATGAAAGTCTTCATTTACTATAGGCAATTTGTCTACATGATGGCGTTCAACACTAAAGCCTACACCTGTGCCACACATAAGTATATACATAGTCTCATCGAATGCACGAGGACTATCGACAGGAACATAAGAACAGTTGTATCCACCTACATGGCAACGGTCTAGGGCAGGACCAGCAGTCATCAATGCCCTCATGCTTGGCATGACTTTCTGTGTAAGCACCGCTTCTTCTAGTTCCTTTCTTAATGAATCAGGAAGCTGATAGTCATGTTTATCATGTAGATGACTAGCCATATAATCAAAGTAACGAGACACAGTTTCCTGCCATGTCTCTCTGCGCTGTTCATCTTCTTTCCATCTTGCATAGCGTGAAAGTGCTATGAAGTTTTGGTAGTCTGTAGGTAAATAATTATTCATTGGTGTCACTCCTGTAATGTTCGTATATGTTTAATATTAGCACCGTCTACTTCGTAGAAGTACTCACGTATGCCATCCTCAATCTCAATGGCTACATCCTCATCTGCTGGTACTGGATATTCTTCAGGGTCAATGTCGATAGTTATGTATACTTTAACTCTCATTTGCTACCTCTATCAGTTTCTCCAGATACCATTTTGCTTTCTTCAAATCTTCACCACCATTCTTATAGCGATAACGCCATAGGTATTTCATAATGTTGCCTTGAAGATAGTATTCAAACCCATCTCCACAGGCAGCATGTATGGCATCAATACATTCAATGCCCTGTTGATTATAGTGAGGGGGATGATTGACCATATCAGATTGTTTATTTGCTTGCTTGCGTTTAGCTGCTTCCTCTGCTTCAAATTCTTCAATCATCCTTTTGTAATCTGTCATGTCAAGCACTCCCTTTTGTTCTTGTGCCAAAGTTTAACCGTACAACATTGCCATCTTCATGTGTGACAGTTACTTCCTGTCCTTCTACCACAGATTCAAGCATGTTGTCAATCTCTTCAACTACATAATTATGTACAAAATCCCGCATACTTTCATTGATTTCCATCAATGGAACAGTGGCACACATCATCTTTGTGAAGTGCATCATCTGCATGTAACTCTCATCTTCAAGTTTATTATCTGCGCTAGTAATAATAGCGATGTCAATCTCACCTGTCCATTCGTTATTTGCTACTGTTGGCCTGATACGCACCACGAAGTCATCCTCTTTTACCTCAAAGAAATCATTATCCATTTGTCATCTCCTTTTCACTTTGTTGCCACTAAACTTAATAAACTTTGGATGTTTATTCTTGCCCTTTTCTTTGAGCCAGTCTTCAGGAATGATGCGGTCATAATACCTAAAGCCATATCGTATGCACCATTCACCATACGATGACTTCGCTCCTTTACGCAGCTTGCGTCTGCTATTCTCAAATACAAACCGTATGTCCAGATTTGGGTGTTGCTTCTTAATAGCAAGATGCTTACGCCTATCTGCTGCCGTGAACATGCCTTTGGTTTCTATTATGATACCATTAGACAGCACGAAGTCTGGTGTGTAGGTTCTGTATGCAAGGTCTTCCCACTCAATCTTAACTTCTTCATACAGGAAGTCAATCTTTAATTCGTTGAGGTAGTCAGATACCTTGAGTTCCAGACCGCTACGAT